CCTCGGGCTTCCGCAGCCGTAGCACCACCGGCAAGTTTTGCCAGGGCGTTCAGGGACACTTCGCCCTGAGATGCCTTGAGCGCCTCGAGGAAACGCGGATCGCGGGCCGTAGCGCGGTCGATCAGCGCTTGCCATGTCGGGCTGTTGATGTTGGCCGTGGCCTGGGCTGCGCTGACGTTCTGGCCTTGCGCTGCCTTGAGTGCGTTGAGCACTTCGGGCAGATCAGGGCCAAGGGCGTTACGGGCGATGTCAGCAGCCTTGTTGGCCGGGATGTTGCGAATGTCCATGACCTTGCCAGCGACCTTGCCGATCACTGGACCAAGGACTCGACCACCCGCTTCAAAGGTCGCACCCTCAAGCACGTTACGAGCAGGTTCAGTGACGAGCGCAGCGCCGGTTCTGGGCTGCTTCATCCCCATCGCCACATCAGCGGCTTCAATGGCTTCTTTGGCGATGCCGTAGCCCAAGCCAGCGCCAGCGACACCACCGGCAGCGGTGCCCACTGGGCCAGCGCCAAACGTGCCTGCTGTGCCGCCCAGCAATCCGCCACCAATCGCGCCAGCAGCCTCCACCAAAGGCGCAGCGTAGGGGCGCACGGCTTGATAGACGCGCTGACCAGTGGTCAGGTCTTGACGGTTGCCGGGGATCGCGTCAGGCGATACCTGGGCGACAGATGGCTGCATCGACTGAGGCAATGCAGGTTGGGGCTGGCTGATGCTGGGCAGTTGGGCCTGAATCAGCGACTGGGCTTGCTCAGGGGTCGTGCCTTCCGGTACTTCAAACCGAGCAACACGGCCATCGGGAAGTTGAAAGCGGGCGACTGGCATTATTCAAATCCTAAGAATTTGACACCACCAGCGGCAGCGGGAGCAGCACCAGGAGCGCCGCCTGAGCGAGAAGCACGGGCTTGTGCGTTTGCCACACCTTTACGAACCACTTCTTGCAGATCGCGGGCAGCAGCCATGAACTCTTTTTCGCTTTGCGAAGTGGACATGCGGTTGATTGCATCGGTAGCTTTTGCGCCTTCTTTTTCCGTGATCGCACCGCCACCCTTGAGCGACTCAAACGCTTCAAGGAACGATGAGCCTTTGATCTGGTCAAAGCGCGACATAAAGTCGGCGGCATCGGTGCCAGGAACAAACCGAATACCTGGTAGCCAAGTGGTGCCCACGGCGTTCTCGAAACCAGGGTGCGGCTTTGTCGCGGCTTGAATGACCTTGCCATTCTTGTCGCGCACTTCTTGTTTGCCGATCATCTCGTCGATCAAGCGCAGGCCATCTTCGGCGCGAGTGATGATCTTTGGCAATGCCTGTTGTGCAGCCACATCGCCCTTGGCAATCGCCTCGCCAACGGCCTTTGCGCCAGCCATGCGTTGCTGGAACGCTGGGTCGGCATCGCGGCGTTGGTTTTCCTCGAGCACAGCAACACGACGACTTTCGAGGCCGATACGCTGGCCTTCTTGCTTGATGCGTTGTGCGTCTGCCGGAGCAATTGTGTTGGCTTCCGTGGCAATCTTTTGCACTTTGCCAGTCAACGGCGAGATCAGGCTTGTTTCGGTCGTTGCACCCAAGTTGCGCGTGGACACAGTGGGTTTGTTCAACTCCATGAATTTTTCAGTACCCAACTTTGACTGGTTCAACAACTCAGCAAAAGCGTCTGGGCCTTGTTGAATTGCCTGTGCAATTCGTGCGCGGGATTGATCGGCTGTAACACCGCGCTTGGCAAGCAACGGACCAAGAATCGGATCACGGTGGTTTGCCTCGTGCCATGCGATGTATTGCTGAGGCGCGTTTGGGTCAGCGGGGTTGATGTTTTCCAAAAACTGACGCGATTGCTTGAGTTTGGAGTCAACCAGTTCAGTCTCAGTTTTTTGCTGAGTTAATTGCTGAGTACGCAGTTCACCTAGTTTCTTTTCGATGTCGGGCAAACGTGCGCCTGCGCCGCCGCTAATCACAGCGCCACGCAGTTTGTTCATGTCATACGCACCCGTTTCAGGGTTGTATGCGGCCTTGTAGGCTTCACTCAGCGCGTTTTGAGCGGCTTCTTCGCGTTGCGCTGCACCCAGTTGATACTGAGCCAATGCGTTTTGATTTTGAGCGCTTTGAATGCTGGCAATCTTGCCGTACTGAGCCAATGGGTCGGCAAGTTGAAGCGGTTGAACGCCAAGTGCGATTGCGGGATTGATTGGCATTTTTAACCTCCACCACCCAAACGAGCGCCACCAAACGAGTAGTCGGGCGTAAACGAATAATCAGTCGTGGGCGTGTACCCAGTTGGTATTCCAACTCCACCACCACCACCTCGCAACGCGGCCAGCATATTCTGACCTTGCGAATAATTCAAATACGTACCCAATCCGCTCGTCAACGCGTTTGCGCCGCCCACATAACCCGAAGCGCGGGCCGCTGCGGCTGATCCGATACCTTCGGCGATGTTTGAACCCAATTGGCCCGCAGCATTTGTCAATGTGTTGGCCGATGTTTGACCAACACCTGCCAATGATTGAAGCGGTTGCAACTGAGCAGCACGTTCAGCCTGATATCGATTGAACGCGTTTTGGTATTCTTGCGAACCCATTTCCTGACCATATCGAGTTAACGCTTTACCCGTTGCACCCGACAGCAAACCACCTCGAGCAGCAGCCGAACGCTCGAGTGCTTTTTGGCCTTCGGACAAACGGAATGCGTAACCAGGATCGGCCTGGAACTGAGACATGCCGAATTTCTGATAGTCCGTAAGAGGAATCAGTTTGTTAAGTGCAGCTTCGCCAGCCTTGCGCCAAGGTTCTTGCAGTTGAACTTGTCGTTCAAACATGCGCTCCTGCGCGGCAGTGCCTTGTTCGGCAGCAGCGGCTTGCGTACCGGCAGCACTTCTAGAAGCGCTTGCCCCAATTAGAGAACTGCCTACGACGGCACCAGCAACCCAAAAAGTCATGGCTGCACCTCGATTTCTTTGTGTTTAACCTGATTACCGAGACTGTACATCGAATCAGGGTCTGCCTCAACCAGTTCGGCCTCAGCTTCCTCGACAGTTGTCGCCTCGATTGCGTGAAATGTCATGCAAAGCGTATCGGTTATTGCGTACACCGCCCGCTTTGTCCCGGGTTTACTTTGGAAAAGATGAGGCCCGGTGACCTCTTGCACATTACCCTCGCCGTCCGTGATTGCCACGGTTCCCGACACGATGAGGTAGAAGTGTTCCTTTTTGTGGACTGCTCCAACAACCAGCACTCCGGCATGCCGAAACACCTCACGGCAGTACATACCACCGTGAAAGTAGTGTTTCGTTTCAGGTTCGTATTGTGGCAGCTTTGACAGTTCATCCTGCAACGCATCCACTTTTTGCCGCATCATCTCGGGCGGCGCTATCTCAAACCCTTTGCCGTAAGTAATTCGCATTAAGTCACCTCGCGTCCGCTGACTCGCATGTTGATGGCCGATGCGGTGCCAGCAATCGTGGAAATGAAGTCGCCAGGGTTGAGCACCTGACCCACCAGTTCGGGGAACGTGTAGACCTCGGCAGGCTGGAGCGTCTTGGTCTTGGTGATCAAGTTCTGGTTGCCAGCCGATCCGGTCACCGTGACGAGGTTGACGCTGATTGTGGCAGCGGCAGTGTTGTAGTTCGTCGCGGTGAACTTGTCGATGATGGTCGTCACGCCAGTCGCGGTGTACTGGGTGGTTTGGGTGTTCTCGACCGTTTTGGCCGGAACTATATTCTTGACGGTGACTGTCATGTCATCACTCCAAAAGTAGGGCGTTGTTCGAGGTGTATTGCGTCATTATCCAGTTTGTGCCATCAGACACAAGGGTTGCGTTTGCACCGGCCACAGCGGCCAGAATGGCCGTGGTTGCCGCGCCCCCGGCAAGGGGCACCACGTTGCTGGATGCTGACACAAGGGTTTGAGCCTGATAGTTCTGGAAATGCAGCGTCCGTCCGCTGTTGGCGCTGGCTGTCGGCAGCGTCACGGTGCAAGACGATCCCGACTTGTTGTTGATTAGCCAAGTCTCGCTGGCCGCAACCGTAAAATCCGCTGTCTTGGTAACCGGTGCGCCACCAGCGCCTGAGATTACCGACGCAGGGGTGACGTTTTTCCAATACCCCAAAGCACTGTCGTATTGAATCAGATCACTGTTTGCCAGCGAGGTGAATTGCACGTTGCTGTCCGTGCCGCCCAGCACAGACCCAGGCACGATGCGGATGTGGATCGATCCAGAAGCACCGGACCCAGCGTTCGTCACCTCACCAATGTAAGTTTTCTGATTGGGCGCTACCGGCTTTGTTTTTGTAAAACTGCCGACATACGCTGGGTTGTAATACAGCGGGTCGCCGTCAGCCCATGTCTCACCGACGCTGCTGCCGGTGGTGTTGAAGCCCCGGAGGTCGCCGCTGATCTGGATCAGGCCAAACCCGTTGAGCGCGATTGTCTCAGCGGCCACGCCAACGATCTGATTAGGATCAGTCAGCGCCAGCGGCGTAGGGGCCACGGTGATCACACCAGACGCGCCCACTGCGCCCGTGTGGTAGCAGAGTTGCCCTTTGGCCACGGCTGACGATGCCTTGGCGTAAACGTACTCAGCTTCACCGACTCGAATTAAAACGCTGGTCGTGGCCTGAATACCCATCGTTGTGCCACCGTCCCAGTACATGCTACCCACAGCAGTGGGTACAGGCGACGGGGCTGTGTTGAACGTGAGCCAGGGCACATTGTCCTGCTCAAGCGGGGCCATGCTACCCAGTTCAGGCTGGCGCAAGGTTTGCAGTTCCTGGCGCACAGCATCGAGCGCGGCTTGCAACTCGGACGTACCGGGTGCAGGTTGAGTTTGCAAACCATTGATGTCGATGATGATGTCGGTCAGGTCTTCCTGCTGAGGCGTGGGAGGCCCAAGTTGCAGGTCAGTCAGCGATGTGGTGTTTTGACCGTTACCGGTCAACTGAAACAAGTTCAGGAAAAACCGATACCACTCACGCGAGATCAACCCAGTCCGCGCATCTGTTAGCGGAACCCTGGGAGGTGTGATGTTGGTTAGATCGACGGTTGCCATCGTTAAGCATTGGTCGGACTGATGATCAGTTCAGCACCCATGATTGCAGTCTTTACGGGGTCGGTCATTGACAACTCGTACACCCGGTCGCGCAGTTTCATGGTCATGCCAAGACGACGGTAAAACACGCGGCGGTAATACTGGCCGATCTTGCCAATTGATGCCGTGTGTTCGTTGGACCACGTATGACCGCCATCGTCTGACCAGCGCAGCATCAGTTCGGGATCACTGCCTTGCCCAAGGTTCAGGCCAACACCCGACTCCAGATCGATCTGAAGACTGTGGTGCGCGGTGCGCTTGAGGTTGTTTTGACCTGTCGGCAACGCCCGCCATGTACGCAGCCACTTTTGAATCTGGCCGTTGTCGGCGTAGGTGTCAAGGTCGAACGAGTAGATGTTGCCATTCTCGTAGTCGCCCACGATGATCTTGTTGTTGAACGCCATCTGGCAGTTGCTGCGGTGGCGCGTGAACGAGCCATTGTTCCAGCCTGCCCGCTCATGCCACGCGCCAGTGGCAACGTCGTACACCCAGGTCGTGTTGGCGCTGGGGAAAATGAGCACGTAGAAACTGTGGCCGTCTTGCTGGTAGGTATAGGCCAGCGAGTCAGTCAGATTGCCGTACTGCTGGATGTGCCACTCGACAGCGTGGGTGCTGATGCGTTGGCCTGTGTAGCCGTTGGCGCGATAGACAATGCCCTGACCTCGAGCGTCAGCGCCCAGCCAGAAGATGCCGTTGTCCATCTTGGCAATTGTGTAGGCCGAGATGCAACCGATCTCGTTAAATGCGCCTTGGATGCGCTGAAGCGGAAAGTCCTGAGTGCCTGCGTCGTACCAAACCTCTACGCTGTTTGTGCCGTAGACCCAAACCTCGCGATGGTCGATGATCAAACCTACCACGCCGTCAGGAGAACCCTCGGCGCTTGCAAAGTCGAGTGGGTCAACCGACAACCCGTCAAGCAGGCTGGTGATCCAGATTTTCTGGCTGTTCGGTTCGTTGAACACAAAGTAGCCGTCCAAATAACCCACGCTTACCGCGCCAGGATAGTCTGGGTCGGTGATCTGCGAAAACACGTTGGTTGTGTTGTTGTAGATGTAGCCGGGGCCGTTGGCAGCAACGAACAACTGGGTGCCGTTGTCGGCCATGCTGACTGGCCCAGTGCCTGCAATTGTGCCCAGCAACGTGGCGCTGTAACTGGTGTTGATTTTGTACAGGCTGTTGCCCGAGACAACAAACGCCACGGTGTTGTCGGACGAGAAGGCCCACAGCCCTCGGATCGGTCCGTCACCAACGGTGGCAAGGTTCAGCAGTCCTGGGCAACGTTGCAAGTACGCAGGCTCTTTACCACCCTCGGGAATGACCTCGGGGAAAAGATTGATCATGCGGGCATCCGCAGCGTTGACGCTGCGAGTCACATACGTCGAGCCAAGGATCGGGGTCTTCATTAGTAGTTACCCGCATAGACGTTGAAGCGCTGGCGCGTTGCGATCAGCGAGTACGGCATCGACATTACATCGTCAGGGTTGTTGATGCGCTTGAGGTCACGCTTGGATGTCATGGCGATACGCACAACCTGGGGCGATGGCTCCACGCCAAACTCAGGTGCAATTTCGCATGCGAGGTTGTAGGCAAACGCCCGCAGGTAACCCGGAGGGAACAAAATCTGCGTGGACAGGTTTGCCGGTTGTGTCAGTTGCTCCACGCTGATGAAGTGAAACTCCAGCAAGCGCGTGGGGCGCGGATAGATGTAAATGTCGATGTCGGGGTAGGTCATGTTGACGAACATGACCTGGGGATACGTGGATGTCACGGTCTTGACCGCGATGCCGTCGTACTGTTGCTGATTGATCAGCTTGATGCCGTAGGACACATTGGTCTGCGGATCACGGAAATAGGTGGCATCGTCAACCAG